GTCTACAGTGTAGCTTTTTTGCAGCAAGGCATCTCCCATGTACTTCTCATTGGAGAGCATGTTGTTGATGGTAGTTGTAGACCATTGATTTCTTCCGGTAACGGTTTTAATGCCGTTTTCCTCAAGGTACTTTTTTATTTGTGCGATGCTTAGGCCCTCTAAATACAGCCTGAAAATCAGCCTTACTATTTCTGCCTCCTCCGGCACTATCACCAATTCACCGGCCTCATTCTTTGTATATCCCAAAAACTTGTTGTGATTGACCATAACCTGTCCTTTCTCAAACCGGCGGACCACACCCCACCTTGTGTTGGTGCTTAAGGAACGGCTTTCTTCCTGGGCCAAGCTTCCGAGGATGGTGATGAGAAATTCTCCGGTACTGTCCAGGGTGTTGACGTTCTCTTTTTCGAAGAACACGCCGATGTTTTTTTCTTTTAGTTTCCGTATGTATTGAATGCAATCAAGGGTGTTTCGTGCAAAACGGCTGATGGATTTTGTCAGCACCAGGTCGATCTTGCCTGCCATGCAGTCTTCAATCAATTTATTGAAGCCTGTCCTGTTTTTTGTGCTGGTGCCGGATATGCCCTCATCGGCATAGATGCCTGCAAACTTCCAGCCTGGGTTTTTCATAATTTCCATCGTATAATAATCCACCTGCGCCTGGTAGCTGGACTGCTGTTCCTCCAGCTCCGTACTGACCCGGCAGTAGGCAGCTACTCTCAGCTTTTTTATCTTTGCTTTTTCCTTAAAATCATAAATCGGATTTGCTGGGATTACCGATACTGTTCTTTGTCCCATCGCCATGGGCTTTTCCTCCTTTTCCCCGTAGTTTATATGATGTGCTCAGCGCCACTCCATTGATTAGTTCAAACCGGAGCTGCCCGGTGGTTTCCACTGTTATGCTTTTGATGGTCGCTTTAAATAAAGCCCCATCAAATACTTTAATGGGCTTACAGTTCTCAAGCGCCGCTTTCAACTTCCTAGTTTTATATTCAAAGTCATCTGCCTGGGAGATTCGATATTGTTCTACAGCCCTTTTGAATAGCAGCTGTGCCATATCCGACGGTTTCAGATCGTTTTGGCCGAGTCCGCTGGATATTTGCGATTTTATCTTCCTTAATTCTGCACTCTCAGCAATTGCATTAACTGCTGAACGCTTTTCTATCATTTCAGGGTTCTCCATCACCCGGTTGATAATTTGTATAAAGCATGCTTCAAGCTGCTTGTCGTCAACCACGCCACTTTTGCAGCAGACCCTATTGTCAACGATATACCGTTTGCATTTCCAGTAGCATTTTTTGTTTTTGTCATGGTGTTCGGTGTACCTTTTGAAAACACTGCCGCATTCCCCGCATATCAATCTGCCGCTGAAGGGGTAAGTGCTGGCGATGCCGTTGGCATAGTAATTGACATTTCTGCCAAGCTGGGTGTTCTTTTCTTCCCTGAGCCTGTTAGCGGCATTGAATACTTCCTCCGGGATAATGGCAGGATAGAAGTCACTTCCGGTGTATTTGCAGTTCCTCAAAATTTTTCCGATGGAGCCGTGATTCCAGGAGGGCTTTCCATTGGCATTGGGAACCTTCATTTCCGTCAGATCCTTTGCGATCTGCTTCAAGGATATGCCCGATATAAAATCATTGAATATTTTTCTGACCAGGTCCGCCTTTTCCGGTTCGATGGTTACGGCTCCGTCTATGATTTTATAGCCAAAAGGCATATGTCTTTGCGCCATTTAGCCCACTTCCTCTCCGATGATTTCCGGAAGCTCCAGTCCGTTGATCAGGCGGAAGGCGATTTCAAGCTTGGATTTTACGATGATCTTTTCTACCATCAGCGAAAATATATTTTCATCAAAGCTCTCCATCAGGTCATCCTGCTTTTTGAGAAAAGCAATCAGTTCCTCCGTTCTGGCAGCCTCGTCATTAAATCCGTTATATTCGAACAGCTTGCTTCGCTGCTTTTTGGCTTCGCAGAGCTGCTTGGTGATCAGGTTGCTTTGCTCAATAAAAAGAACAGAGTCAAGATATCCTTTCGACCTCAGTCTACTTAATACATGACTCTGTTCCGTAAGTTCCGTTATTTTTTTATTGATTTCCCTGACCTGGGATTCATACTCCCTGCCGCAGTGAAGCTTTTTCAAATTCTCGGCCAGGGGGATTAATATTTTGTCATGATTGCTTTTTAGCTTATTGTACAGATTGATGAACGCAGCTTTGATGTGATTGTCCTTGACAGCTGTCATGCTGCATTCCATCCGATTTCTGATATGCTTTGTGCAACACCACTGCACGGTTTCATAAGGTTTGCCCTTGAATATGATTTGCCTTTTGAAAGTGCTTCCGCATTCACCGCATTGGATTTTGCTGCTGAAGGGATAACGCTGGTTATATTTCCGGGTGCCGGTATCCACCATGGCTTTTTCGGTTTTTCGCTGCTCCATGATCTCCCTGACCCGTTCAGCCTGCTCTTTTGAAATAATGGGTTCATGGTCGTTGGCGATGTAGTAGCATTGTTTCTGTCCCCGGTTCCGCTTTCGTTTAAAAGGTAATGTGTCGGTAGTAAAGGTTTTCTGAAGGAGCATGTCGCCGTAGTATTTTTCATTGGTCAAGATTTCCTTCACCACATTTTCTCCCCAGGCTTCCGCCCCTTTTCTTGTTGGAACTCCTTCTTCCGTAAGCTCCTTTGCGATGACGTACGTTCCTTTTCCGTTCAGATAATCGGTGTAAATCCTTCGGACAATAGCGGCTTCTTCTTCATTGATGACGATTCCTCCATCCTTACCCTTCATATAACCGTAGGGAAGGTAGGAAGGCTTCCATTCGCCTTTCATAAACCTTTTTTGTATCGCCCACCGGTTGTTTTTTGATGTGGAAATGGATTCCTCCTGGGCAATGGAGCTTAAAACCGTCATCAGCAGCTCGCTTTCAGCAGACATGGTGTTGATGTTTTCTTTCTCAAAGAAGACTGCAATCCCCAGCACTTTCAACTTTCTCACCGTCTCAATGCAGTCGGCGGTGTTTCTTGCAAATCTGGATATGGACTTGGTAATGACCATGTCCACCTTTTTGGCTTCACAGTCGGCAATGAGCCTTAGAAACTCATCCCTCTTGTCTTTGGCGGTGCCGCTGATGCCTTCGTCCGCATAAATTCCGGCAAAAGTCCAGGCATCGTTGCTTTCTATCAGCCGGGTGTAGTACTCCACCTGTGCTGAAAAGGATTGAAGCTGCCCGGTGTGGTCCGAGCTGACCCGGCAGTATGCGCACACCCGCAGTCTCGGAGTTTCAGCTTCTGCTTCCATGCAATTGATTGGCTTGATGACTCTTACTTTTGGCATACGCTTCCTCCTTTCACTTTTCAGTACATTATGCTTTATCAGCAACACACAGTACCACACAACCCCGGCCATATCAAGTGTTTTTACACATATACCTCTGCTAGAGTTGGAGTGAATGAATTCCGATTTAATCTGTCAATTTCTTTCAATTCAGAAAGAGTAATAAGGCCTTTTTCAAGCAGGCTGTTCAGCAGCGAAAGCGCTATTTTGTACTTGATTTCATTAGTTATTTGAGTTTGTGACATGGTTAAATCCCCCTTTACATTTTGCTTTAATACCACAAGGATGCAGCGGATTTAAGTTCCGCTGCATAGTTTCTGATATCAAAGCGGTTAAGCTTGTTATCAATCTTCTTCCTGTGCTCTATTTGCCGCTGCTTCCCAAGCACCGGGGCAACAGCTCAAACTACCTGTGGTCAGCAGGTATCACAGGAATTCCACCTCCCCGAGAACCTCCGGGCTGCACTCTGGAACTCAACCTCGACTATGCAGGAGTATCATTGTAGGCTGTTCAGGTCCTGGCGAAACAATCCACCACAGATTGTTTTATGGTCAAACATTTATCGCTCATAGCCTTTGATGCCATCGGTTTGACGAGCAAAAAATGCCCGCAGGCTGTCTTGCCGTGTTTACCAATGTCGCTTCCCGTTTCAGCGGCTGAACAGCTAACGTATTTGAGCTGTTGGATATGTAAGGCTTTAAGGCTTACAAGCGAGCCTTTGCCGGCAATTTTTCAAAGAGCAATAAGGGATAAAAAATACCCCTTCACTTTTTAAGCCGAAAAAATGAAGGGGTGGACGAAAAAAATTTTTATTTTTCAATAATTTTTTTAAGTTTGCTGATAATGCTGTTTTTACGAGATTGCAAAGTTGTTCTTGGCAGCTTCATAAAATCTGCAAGCTCTCTTTCGCTTTTGCCATTAAAGAACAGTTCGTTAATTATAAACCGCTCGTAATCTGTCAATTGTGCAAGCGCCAGCATTAATTTCTCAAGCATGATTTTTTCAATAATAACGTCTTCAACAAGAAGTTGCTGATCACACATTTTCTGCTCGATAGGATAGTCCAGCTCTACTAACTGGTCATAAGAAAGATTATTCTTTATGCTGATTTCCTCTATGTACTTTTCACGTCTTCTCATCTTGTAATAGGCAGTATATATTTCCTTGCTTACAGTAACAATTTCATTTTTCACTCTTATTTTGTATTCTTTCATCTTTCCTTCCCTCCGTTTTGCTTTGTTTGCGGGCCTTAGCAAAACAGAGGAAATCAAGGATACCGGATGTAGTACCAAAACAAACGCTTCACGGATG